GGCGTACTACTGGACTAAAGATATTCATTGTAGACCCCAAAAGTTTGACCCGCCGGCTAATTCTCTGTTGTGTATGGTTGACATTGATCAATATTTGGACATGCCTTTGTTCTTATGTGACAATTTTCGACCATTATGCATTTACACTTTTCAACCTTCTAATGTGGCTAGAGTTAGTAAGAACTATTCGTTCACATTTAATTCTAGCAATGAAGTTGAATATGCTGTAACCGGAGGTGGCAATTTCAAACACCAAGTTTGGAATTACAGTACTGATCATTTAATGGTTGTGAAATTCTCTGGAATTTTCCCCATATGTGTTGCCGCCTATTTTGTAGATCGTCGCGCTACAGCTGAAGATCATGAACTTATCATGTTAACACCTGCCGGCCGATGGACCGGTCTCTCAGCTATAGTTTATTATAATTTTGTATATGGCTTTTCTCTTAAGCGTTTGAACGTCGTTCATGGAGAATATACTCGACTTTTAGTCAAATCCATGGATGGTGTTTATATGTGCACAGGGAAAGTTGGCCAATTTTTAGCAGCCAAGATACCTACTATTGCTGATGATGCGATTGCCGGGTTGGCAAGAACCAGCAAATATGATCTCACCTTAGCTCAAACTCAAAGCATAGCTAAAGGAGAAAAAGACACAGCAGTTCCGTTACTAGGTTATCATAGATCTCAGGTTGTTACTAAACCTGATGTCGTTTGTCCTGTCCCTGAGGCTGTACGTACGTACGAGTTTCGCCCCAGCAGGTATGAACCAGGTTCAAAACCTAGTTTAACCCCATTTATGCAACCTTTAGTACATGGTGCTTTTGCACCAGCGCGTAGTAAACTTAATGAAGAGGAGTGTATTCGTGCTCGTGTAACGGACGTACGTAGTCCCGAACTCCCCATGACTCCCTTTTTACTTAAGTGTATGCGCGATTTTATTGAAGCTATGATCCCTAACGCCCATGAGTTGTCACCAACCGACTATGACGAGGTTTTCGATCGACAAGATCGCCCCGCTCAAAGACGATTGCTTGAGACAAGCATGGGAGATTTGCCCAAGAGATTAATACAAATGTTTATTAAAGCTGAGGCGTATGGAAATATTAAACCCCCTCGTCCTATCTCAACGATAAATTCTGTAGATAAGCGAGAGTATTCAAGATATCTATACTCCTTAGAAACAATACTTAAACGGCAAGCATGGTACGCATTTGGTTTAACACCACAGAATATCGCGCGCCGTGTTGTTGAGATCTTAGCTTATGCGGACTTTGCTACTCCCACTGACTTTAGCAAGTTCGATGGACATGGTTCTAACATCATGCGGGAGTTCGAGAGCATGATACTGTTACGAGCCTTTAAGGTTGAATACCACGCACAAATTCTTGATCTCCACAAAGGACAATTTAACTTGGAAGCATATGGAAGGTTTGGAACTTGGTATCAAACCGGATTCTCAAGAGCTTCTGGCTCGCCTGAGACATCTGTTTTTAATACATGTTTCAACGCCTTCATTGCGTATTTAGCATTACGTATGACCAGAGTTGATGGACTTAATTTAGATTCCCAAGTTGCTTTTTCACGCCTTGGAATCTATGGTGGAGACGATGGCTTAACTGCAAATATTGAGCCTAAAATTTACCGTCGTGCCGCTAAATTAGTCGGCCAAGACCTGACTATTGAAGTAATTAAGCGTGGAAATATGGGCATTAAATTTTTGGCTAGATATTATTCCCCATTTGTTTGGGATGGTGATGATAATAGTTGTTGTGATGTTGCTCGACAAATTGTCAAATTACACACCACTGTTACATTACCAGGAAATGTTACACCTATAGCCAAGCTAAAAGAAAAAGTTCGTGCTTTTGGCCTAACTGACCCAAATACACCCATTATCGGTGATTTTGTTGCGCGATTTATAGTGTTTTCTGGTGAGATCAAAATTGATGAAAACACACGACCTATTCAAACCTGGCTCTCTAAGTTTGACCTTGACAGACAATATAAGAACCAAAGAGCTGATTGGATGGTCTCATTGCTAACCGACATCCTACCAGATTTTGATTATGGTAAATTTAAGCAGTGGTTACAACAGTGTGCTAGTATAAATGATTTTCTCAAGGCTCCTA